GCAGGATGTTCCACATCATCTCGATCACGATGCGCCGCCAGCCGACGGATCGCGCCTACGCCATCCGCGAGTCGTTCGAGGCGGGTTCGGTTGCCGAGGCCTGCGCCACCCACGCGGCCTACAAGCCGGGCGGCGCTCGCTGCTTCGTGCTGCGTGATGGCTCGACTGGCGCTCGCTACTCCTTGGAGCAGAGCCGGCAAATCGCAGCGGTGGCCGCATGAGCGCCGTCCTCACCCCTACCCCCGCGCAGATCGCCGAGAGCGAGGCCCGCGCAGCGCGTCTCCGCTTCGACTCCGAAGGCGCTCCTCACACCGCTTTTGGTGTTCTTGACGCCCTCGCCCGCGATCCGAACTGCGGCTTCTCGGTTTCCACCAAGCAACTGCCCCCCGGCATGGCCGAGGTACAGGTCAGCGGCGAATGGCTGAAGGTGCGCTTCACCCGGGGTCAGTTTGGTCAGGATGTCGCCACGCACATCTTCACCGCTGGCGAGTGGTTGCCGGTTGCTGATTGCCTTGTGCGCATCGTTGATGCGGTGAACAAGGAACTGGAACAGGAAGAAGACCCGGACAAGCGCGACGACTACCCTGCGAGGTGGGCATGAGCGCAAAGTTCACTCCCGGGCCGTGGGTTTACGCTGAATCGGGGCCGGGTCAGAAGGTGACAACGGTCGCCCACTGCGCGAGGTTCGTCATCGGCCTTGCTTGCAGCATTCCGGGCGGCAACTACCGAGACGGCAATCCCTGTGGCGACGAGGAAGCCGATGCCCGCCTTATCGCTGCCGCGCCGGAACTGCTGGAAGCGCTGCGCGCCATGACGGAGCGATGGGAGCCAGACACCGAAGGCGCTGACCGCCGCATGTGGGAGAACGCCCGCGCAGCCATCGCCAAGGCTACGGGAGGAAGCAGCATGAACCGCCTAGTCCCACTCAGATCGGCCTCATGGCGCCCTATGCTGATTGCGAGGCAAGCATGAGCGCCCAGCCCTTTATCGATTCCGATTTCGGCCTCCCGCCGCTGCATCGCTCGGAAAGCGTGGGCGCCGAGCACGAGATCGAATCCGTCGAGTACCAAAGCCCCCTGGTCTGGCTTGCCTACGGCGTGTGCTTTGTCGGCGCTATCGCCCTTTCTGCGGTGTTTGCGGGGAGATTCCTGTGAGGTGCAAACCTGGCGAGTTGGCCGTCATCACATCTTGTGGCCCGCAAACCGGCAACCTGCTCGGTGCGGTCATCCGCGTAACGGCCATTCATCCAAAGTTTGTTGACCACGGCCCGGCTTGGCGATACGAAGGCCGGCCGCTCAAAAGCCGCGTCGGCGTCTCCGTCGTGGCCGTCAATGACTGCTGCCTGACGCCGATCCGCCCCGACGAAGGCGACGACGAAACACTGACATGGGCCGGCAAGCCCGAGACAGTGCGCCAAGCCATCGAAGCCATCCGCAAGGAACTGGCATGAAGGCCGCCGAGAAGCCGCGCCTTGTCGCTCCCGCACCCCGGCCGCGCGTCGTCATCGGCTCTCGCTGGAAGCCCGAGCACGCCATCAGCCGCACCGATTCGGGCTATTGGGAAAGAGCGATCCCGGCCGAGCTGATGAGCCGCGACGAGTTGCGTGTGCAGAAGGCACTTTTACGGCCGGGGCCAGAGGCCGCGAAGCTGATTCAAGGTTTGCGCGGCGAAAACTGGCCGGGCCACTACAAGGAAATGCAATGAGCGAAACCGACAAGACCCATTACCGCAAGGCGTTTGATTCGCCTTACCTGTCCAGCGCCGACATCGTGGAGCCGACCGTGCTGACCGTGCATCACGTCACCCTGGAAGCCGACCGCACGAAAAAGACGAAAGACAAATTCAACACGGCGCACTTCGCCGAGAAGTTCATCCGGCCGGGCGAGCCCCTGAAGCCGATGATTCTCAACGCGACGAACAGCAAGACGATGAAGACCCTGACGGGTTCCCCTTTCATCGACGACTGGAACGGCGTTCGCATCACGGTCTACGTCGACCACAACGTGAAGTTCGGCAAGGAAAGCGTCGAGGGGCTGCGGATCAACCCGCGCCCGCCCGCCGACATCAAGCCCTTGGTGCCGTCGATGACGAAGGCATGGGCCAACGCCCGCGCCGCGTTCCTGCGCGACGGCAACCTCGTAGCCGTCCTTGAGCGGTACACCATGAGCGAGGAACATCAGACCCAGATCATGGACGAGGCCGGGGCGCCGCCCGAACAGGTGGCCGCATGATCTGGCACGACATCGAGCAAAACACCGACGCCTGGCAGGGGCTGCGCTGCGGCAAGGTCACGGCGTCGAACTTCGGCTGCTTCATGGCAAACGAAGGCAAGGCGTTCGGCGATCCGGCCAAGCGGTACGCGCTGCAAATCGCCCTTGAAATCCTCACCGGCAAGAAAGCCGAGCACAGTTTCTCCAACGACCACACGGAGCGCGGCCACGAGCAGGAGCCGATTGCGCGCCAGCTCTACGAGGCCGAGCACTTCTGCAAGGTCACGAACGGCGGGTTTTTCGACTGCGGGGCTTATGGCGACTCGCCCGATGGCCTAGTCGGGGCGGATGGCGTCGTCGAGTTCAAGTCGGTCATCGCCTCGACCCACTACGACACCCTGCGCCGCGGCGACTATGACCCGGCCTACAAGTGGCAGTTGATCGGGCATCTGGAATGCACCGGCCGCGCGTGGGTCGATTTCGGCTCGTATTGCAGCGACTTCCCGGATGACTCGCAACTGGCCGTGTTTCGGCTGTGGCGCAAGGACTACGACGACGAGATCGCCCGGCTGAAGGCGCGGCGCGACGAGTTCCTTCGCCTTGTCCGCTCGACCATCGCCACCATCGACCCGGAGGCGGCTTGGCCGAAGGCGGCATGAGCGATCTCGTCATCGTCAAGACCGAAGCCGGCCTGCAAGGGCTCGGCGAGAAGAACGAGCGCGCCTATGGCAAGTTCAAAGCCAAGACGAAGGCAATGGAGGTCGGCGAGACGCTGGCCTTCTCGTGGAAAGAGCCGCGCAGCCCGAAGTTTCACCGGCTGTTTTTCGCCATGCTCGGCAACCTATTCGACCGGCAGGAGCAGTTCGCCGATGCCGATCAGCTCCGCTCCTGGCTTACCGTGGGCGCGGGCTACTGCGACTTTGTTCCCGGCCCGACCGGGCGCATGGTGGCGCTGCCGAAGTCGATCGCCTGGCACACGATGGACGACGGCGATTTCCGCAACCTTGTCTCCGAGGTCTGGGCGTTCCTGCGCACCGAACACGCGCAGCGGTTCCTGTGGCCGATGGTGGCCCCTGCGCTCGCGTCCGAGGGCGTCGAACAGTTGCTCATGGGATGGGAAGGATGAACGGCACCTACACCCGCGCCGAGCGCGAGCACGTCGAATGGTTGCCCGTTGTCGGATGGGAAGGTCTGTACGAGGTGAGCAGAATTGGTTTGGTCCGCTCATTGCCGCGCACGGGCGTGATCCGCAACGGCGGCATCCGCTCATATGGTGGTGGACCAGTGCGTCCAATCGTGGGAACGCGCGGCTACCTTGTCGTGAACCTAACGCGCGCCGGTAAAAGGCAGCAGGTTTTCTTACATCGCTTGGTGCTGGAGGCTTTTGTCGGACCGCGCCCGGCCAGTTATGACGCCTGCCACTGGAATGGCGACAGGCTAGACGCCCGACTAGAAAACTTGCGTTGGGATAGCAAGCGCAACAACTGCGCCGACAAGCTCCGGCACGGCACGGCGCAAATCGGTGAGCGCGGCTCCCGGGCCAAGTTGACAGAAGCGACCGTCCGGGCGATCCGCGCTAGTGGGCTAGGCCCCGCCGCCGTCCAACGCGCGTTTGGCCTGAGCCGCACGAACGCTAAGCACATCGTCAGCGGCGAGACTTGGAAGCACATCACATGAACAGCAAGAACCTCACGAGCGCCGAGAGGCGCCACCTCGCGGCGGTCAAAGAGTTGCCTTGTAGCGTGTGTGACGCGCCCCCGATTTCAGATGCGCATCACATCGAGCAGGGCAGTCACTTCACGGTGGTTGCGCTTTGCGAGGACTGCCACCAGGGCAGCGCGAACGGCTGGCACGGGCGGCGCGTGCTGTGGAAGATCAAGAAGATGGACGAGCTTGACGCTCTCAATATCACGCTAGGCCGACTGATGAAGGAATACGCATGATGGGCAGCTACCCCGGAAACGAACTATTGCGCGGCAAGGTTGCCGATGCTGCCAGCGACGATTGGGAGCGCAAGCGCGATGCGGGGGGCGCCGCTGCTCCGTGACTTCACAGGCAGCACGGAAGACGCTCTACGCATGGCGCTGCAAATGCTCCACGACGATCAGGCCGACTACATCAAGCGCAACAACCTCCACGCGCTCGACAACCACGCAATGAGACTTGCCCGAGAAGCCCTCGCCCAGCCGGCAGCCCGAGAGGGTGAGAGCGAACCGTTCCCTTATCCGAACCTGCTGATGGAAACGCTGCAGTCTGAGTTTGAGGCCGCCCCCAAGGCAGCGCCACAGGAGGCAGCGCCGCCCGACGAGGACGCAAACGCTGTCGCAGTTCGCGCGATGCGGGTCGAGGCTCATCCTTGGCCGGGCTACGTGTTCGTGAACGGTCATGCGAAACCGATTGAAGGTGCCGAGCGGGCACAGGAGGCAGCGCCGCCCCTGTTGGACAGCATCGGGAAAGCCGACCTATGGGACAAGCATTTCGGAGGCGACGAGTGGCCTCCAATGATGCACAAGCGTTTTGCATTCATCAACGAAGTCATGGCCCTCGCCACCGCAGCACCGAAGGCCGAGCAGGGAGACAAGCCGTGAACTACGACCCTGCCGACCCCGACAAGATGAAGCTGCCGGCCGGTGCGACTTGTGGCGACTGCGCGCACATCCATCCTCGAGCGCGTAGAGGTAGGGCATGCGGGCTCCGGTCATGGAGTGCCCCAGTACGCCTTTAGGTTGCTCTGAATCACACTGTCCTCAAACGTCGAAATCGCGCGGTTGAAATGCAGATACTCGGCGAGCAGGAAGGTGCCAGCGGCAGCGCCGCCGACGCCTCGATTGAAGGAACCGCTGGCCCCCGGCGAGTACGTGGCCCGCGTGCCGTTGTAGACATTGCGCGAGCCGAAGGCGTTGTAGAACGTCTCTTGCACGATGGCGAGATCGTTTGCCACAACGCCGCTTTTCAGGGTGACATTAGCGCCCGCGAAGCTCGCGAGCGTGCCCGAGGCAGAGAAGTTCAGAGAATTGGCGGAAGCGTCGGTGAAGATGTCCTTGCCGGAGGCGACCGACAGAAATTGCAGCACACCGATGCGGCTGAAGTCTTGCGCTATCGTTGCAGCGGAACTGGTCAAGGCTTGCGTCCCGCCGTTGACCTTCATCGCGTAGCGGCCCGCTACAGTGCCAGGGTACGAGACCAAGGCGCCCGCGACTGCGATCAGGGGCATGTTTGCGTCGGTCGCTTGTGTCAGGTCGCCGTTCCGCGTCTGGTCGTACCAGGTCGTGACGCCGACATTTCCACCAGCCGCGAACGTAGTGATGGCCGCCCAGTCCAGATCGATCGACCCGGCAACGGGGTAGACATCCAAGAACGTCAAGAGGGTGAGGTGCTTGACCTTGATGAGCGGCCCGGGGTAGCCGATGTTGAGCAACCGCAGACCGTAGCAGTTGACCTGGTTGGTGAGGTAGTTGAGGACCGGCAAAGCAGAGAACGAAGCGTCTAGCGTCGTTCCGCTCATCGTCAGGCTTGGCCCGAGCGTGATTTCCTGGGGGTCGCCAGAGCCACCGGATGCTCCACGGCCAAGCAGCTTTGATGCAGCCGAGACGTTCTGCATCTTTGCGTAGGTCACGGCATCCGCGGCAATCGTCGCCGTAACGCTCCCCGAACCCGAAGCCGTGACATCGCCAGTCAGGGCGGTGATGCCGGAGCCGCCACCGCCGCCTTGCAGCGCGACCCACGTCCCAGGCGTGCCCGATGCGGTGCAGATCCAACCGTAGATGGGCGTCGCTCCCGATGGCGCGCTGTTGCGGATGAAGTCGCCGGCTGTGTACGTGCCCGTCGTGGGCGCGGCGGTTTGCGCGTTCGTTGCTCCGGCAAGCTGCCCCTCGCTCGTGGCGTTGATCTGGGCAGCGACTTCGCGGAGAACGTCGGTCAGCCGCTTGGCGTTGATGTCTCCATTGATGGAGACGACACCGGGGTTTGGTTGAAGGCGCATCAGATGCCCTTGCTGTCGAGGATGAGCCCGGCATTTGCGAGGGCGTAGGAGAACAGCGCCAGCGCCATGCCGTAGCGGCCCTGCTGCCAATA